CTTGGTCCAAGATCCCGAAGCATCGAGAGACGTATTGCGCCGCTTGGGTCTAGCACTCAGTGCTAAACATTCGAGGCGTTGAAGGTTAGGGTTGTAACGTATGACTTTTGGGTCACACGTGCCATCCGAAACTTCATTAATATGTCCCGGAATATCAGTAAACATAGGAGACCTGAGTACAAGGCCACGGAACAGTTTCCTGTTCTTTAAGGTGTCCGTGTACATAGGAACTAATATGTCATACAGATACGATGCCGTCAGCGATAAGCCAGAGTTCGTTGCAAATCTTTGGAACGAACGTAACTTCTCGACTGCGCGCTGATCAGTCGTGGAAAACTTGGCTGGACATCTTAGGTAATGCGGGCGGACGTTTCGTCCATCGCACCGCCAGACGTCCATTCCACACGTTTCGGCGAACGGTTGACACGGTTGGAATGTTTTTTCGTAGTTAACGATCAAACCCCACTGAGTCAAAAGTTCCACGAGCTTCTGGTAATAGCGGCTGTGGATGATTATATCATCACCCCACACGGACCACGTCTTATACGGTCGCGAGTTTCCTGTTACGGTGCAACATGCAGCGGAACAGACTAAACTCAACAACGCAAAGCAGTATCCGTTACCCATCGACGCAACTGTCTTCGTTTTCATGAGCCCGTGCCCGGGTACGTCAAGTACCTTAGAACGCGTGCTATTGATAAGCTTCATCCAGTTTGACGGGATGATGCCGTGCGCTAAGCGCATCGACACGAAGTCAGAAGCATCCGAAAGGTCCACTGTTACCAGGTGTTCCAATCCCGACATGAGAAAAGACTTATGCTTACCATTTTCCGTAAGATCGAGACCACTCTTTTCGAGAGCGGCTTTGATCGTACGACCGATGGACTGCTGCAAGAATTGACGCGAAGTCTGTTCAGCAGCAATGACGCGACCGCCTTTCCAATTCTTCTCAACGACAATAACCCGTGAGGGTACGTCGTCGAATTGAACTGGTGCGATACGTCTAAGCGGGTCTAATTGCGCGTACAACCAATTAGTTGCCCGGGGGCGCCGCTTTAAGTCGTAATACTTATCATCGTACAACGACTTTTCTGCGGTAGCACCCGGACCGTGCTTACAAGGCTCAAAGACGTCAACAGTGTTTAAAACACCGTGGACATATCTACGAGCAGCAAGCATGGAACTAGT